CTGCCTGATTCTTGCGATCCTGCATCGCTTGGAAGTCGCTTCGCGCGATGATGGATTGCTCTGCTATCGCTGCCCGCTTTCGAATGCCCTCTTTTTGCTTTTCGTTGTTTCCGGCTTCGGTCAGTTGCCGCCTGAACATCTCATCCAGTTGAGCGTATTCCCTTCGCAACGAATCGGACGCAAGAAAATTGCGATCCTTCATTTCAGCGACTTGTTTTTGAATTTCTAGCTCTTTGTTTGCCGCCTCAATGGATGCGTGAGCCGCATTAAGTTCATTAAGTCGCCGCGTTTCGTCCATCTCCATCATGGCTGCTTTGGCTTGCTGCTTTTCGCCATCAGTCATTCCGAAAGTATCGTCAGTTAGCTGTGCTTTTTTGAATCGCATTTCATCGCCACCAAATCCGGCTTTTGTTCGCTCTTCGCTTATAGCCTTGATGCGTGAATTGAAGGCTGATCGCTCGCTATCGATTCGCTTATTATCGGCGTCAACGGCTGCTTGCTGAGCTTTCATTGCACGCTCTTCTGAGTCTGCCCGCTCTTTGGCTAGCTTGGCTTTCGTCTCTTCTGCTGCGACAAGCTTTTTATCAATCGCTTCGGCTTCTCGCTTGGCGTTGTTTACTGCTTCAATTTGCCGATTGTAATCATTTGCTTTTCCGGTCAATGTCATCCACCAACCAGCCATCGCTTCACCGCGTTTTGGAGTGTCCTCAATGGTCTTGTTTATTAGGTCAAGTGCGTTGTTAACGCCGGGCTGAACTTCGCGACCAACGGAAGCCAAAAAGTTTCTGTAGTGAGTATCAAGCTTGGCCAGCTTGACCGCAGTGGTATCGGCCATTTTGTCATTCATTCCGGCAAACCGACCGCCCGCACTCGTGGCGGTATCCATCGCTTTTGCGACCTCGTCGAATGATACCTTGCCGTCTTCCATTCGCTTCCGTAGCGATGCCATCGATTCGCCCGTGGTCCGACTGATTTCTTGCAAAGGGTTGAACCCTGCATTCACCATCTGCAAGACTTCTTGCCCCATCAATCGACCATTGGCCCGCACCTGTCCGAATGCAAGCGTAAGCGATTGCATTTTTTCATTGTTACCCATCGAGATTTCAGACAGCTTGTTGAGCGATGGGATAACCTCGTTAACGCTCAGCCCGTAGCCCAAAAGAATCTTCGATGAATCTTGAAACTGAACCGCCGACAACGCAGATTTTTGGTCGAGCTCAACAGTCGCATCGATGAGTTTCTTGGCCGCTGCTGCTGAACCGGTAAGGACCTCTAATTGCACTTGGACCTGTTCGCGTGCCATTGAAACTTTTAGCCCAGCTTGGGCAAGGTCTGCTATTCCCTTTATGGCGCCTATAGCAATCCCTGCCGCACCTACTCGACCAAGGGCCCCATAGAGCCCGTCTACCTTTTGCGTCGTCATATCGACGTTGCCCCATCCCTTGAACGGATCGGGCATTTCGTTTGGCATTGTCCGTCGTTGCATTGCTGCAATGCTGTCGGCCCTGGCCTTGAGTGCTTTTTCCTCTGCTGCCGCAGATGCAGCTCTAGCCGCGTCAGCCGCTGTTTTTTCGGATTGAGCCAGCTTTCGATTTGCTTCCGCCGACCGCTCCGCGTAAATCGCTGCTACGCCGTGCTTTTTTGCTAGGGCATCTACTGCCGCGTTGTACGTGTTTGCATCAATCTTTCCGGCTTGATATTGCTTGTCCAGGAATGCAACATCTTGAGCCATTCGCTGCATTGGAGTGTGGCTAGCCTCGACAATTCTCGCTAGCCTAGACTCTTCGTCCGCCAAAGCCTTCGCCGCGTCCGATGCCGCTTTTTCTGCTTGGGCGAGTTTTTTCTCCGTCTGTAGCTGCTGCTCCATCGCGTAAGTAAGCACGCCAAACTTCTTAGCTAGGTGTTCTTCCGCTTGGGCGAATTGCTGAGCGGAAATATGGCCTTCTTTTAGGGCCTGATCTACCTTCTTCATTTCATTGAAGAATTTATCGGCTGGAGCTTCGGCCTGCTTGAGCGTATTTGCAACACTGCGTAATTCGCGTTGCGTCATGTCGCCGCCATAAACGCTCATGTCGATTTTTATGTTCGCAATGCTGATCGTCTGAGCCATCGCTACTTCGCCCCCATCGTCCCGAAAGCCTTTAGTTGATCGCCAATCGCTTCAGCGTTTTCGATGGCCGCTCTAATCTCGCTTGCAATGCTCTTTTTTGGCCGCCTAAAGCGATCCGGCATTAGGTCGTTTGCACTTGGAGCATCCGAGCCCGCTCTAGCGTAAATAGGCAACAGGAGGGCCTCTAGGATCTTCGCGGTTTGCGCCCACTGTTCGCCCATCGGTTCCACCGTCTCCCATGCTAGCCACTGATTGAGCACGCCCGCCGGTTGGCTCGATAGCCACCCTAGCGGGTCCGCGATCCCCCATCGTTCACAGAGCCTAAACGCCGTTTTTAGGCGTCGGCTCTTTCGGATTTTTTTGCAAGGTCTTTAATCTCGCTTTCGTCGTACTTAGACAGCGAAAGACAAGCCTCGTAAAGCTTGCCGACGATGGACCTAGGAACCGGCTTTAGTTGCTCCCAGTTATCGACGATCCGATTACCGCTTTCGTCGATTAGGCTATAGGAAACCAACAGCATTCGATGCCGAGCATACTCGAATTGGCCGTCTTTCGACTGCATCGCAACTTCCATCTCCGAAGCATCCGCTTCCGACAATTCGCGAAGTGTAAACACCTCGCCGTCAATTGTCGTTTGCGTGGTTCGAAGTGGCCTCGATGCCAGAGCAAAAAACGCATCTCGTTTACTCGTCATCGTCTGCGTCCTCTTCTGCTAAAGCCTTTTCTACTTGCTCGACGAATTGTCGCGAGCACTGTTCCGGTCCCTCGACCGTTACGCTGGCGAGCCCCTGACCTTCCGCTGCTTCCTTGCCGAGCTTGGCAAGTACTGCTGCGTCTAGCTTGTCGTGCGGAAACTGAAAGATCGCTTGGATCTGAGCCTTATCGCCATAAGGCAAATAGCCGACGAGAGCACCATCGAAAAGAATTTGAAACTGCTCGAGTTTTTTATTCTCGCCGGTTGCTAGACCAATGCCGTATTGCTGCTTAAGTAAAAACAAAATAGCCTCCTAATTAGGCTGGGGTAAATGTGAGTTCTGTGTCGCCATCGAACTGAAGGACGTACTTGCCCTTCATAATTTGACCTTGTTTAGCCTCTGGAAACTCAACTTCCTTTACGAATGCGGTTCCCTGAATTGAGCCCGCACTTGGGAGTGTAATCGTAGTTGCAATTCCAGCGTATGGTTCCGCTGTGGGAATCATCGCAGTGGTGACAGGCGGTGCCGCTCCGAGCCAATTGAACTCAATTGAGACGTCTGGGTTCTTTCTCAGGTCGCCTGGCCGAAGATCCTCAAAACCAGTCGTTGATAGCGTTGAAATATTCAGCGCGTCGGTGCTGATCTTGATTCCGCCGATTGAAACAATCTGCGTAGTAACCAACCCGGTTCCGGAAATGGTCGCCCCAAGTCCGGTTCTTGCTTTCGTCAAAGCCGCCATAATTAAGGCTCTCCATAATGAACCAAGAGGTCAAAACTAACAACGTACCGATGTTCTTGGTTGCCATCGGTAGGTGGTTCCTGCATGTATTGATCGCCCGTTGTGAACTCTACGCCGTCTAGGTCGTAGCCGTCCACAGTGCCGATAAATGCCGATATTCCAGTTTCGCGAATTGCCTTGCTAATCGCACTGCAAGTCTTTCGAGTCAAAGCGTAAGCCTCGACGGTTATTCTCGCGTGAGCCGTTTTTCCGACTCCACCTAGATCGTGGTCGCGCTCTGTGCTGTTGGTGTAGTACACGACATAGGGCAAGCTAGCACCCTCTACCGATGCATCGGGATACATTCTCTGCCCGATGAGCGTTGATACTGTCGCGTACGACAAGAGCTTAGTTCTGAGTGCTTCGCCGATTGCCGACAAGGTTTACCGCTCCCCGCTAACGATGAAAATGTCCTTGGCCGTTTCGCTTGAACTTGTGACGATGCGAACATAGCGGACGCTTTCGAAAACGTCGGGATTAAGTGCGATGTACCGACTTGCTGCAACAGTTAGGCTGTACGCCGATGATCCGTTGTAGAGGTCGCAGAAGCTTGAGCCATCGAGGGAGCACTGAAAAGTTATCGACGTACTAGCCAGGCCCGCTGGAGTGACGATTGCCAGGGGAATGGTCCCCTGCAACGTAAATGCCGTCGAGGTCGTCCCGCTTGAAATCGTCACCTTGTCCGTTAGCTTGAGATTCTTAGCCAATTCGAAGCTCCTTCATTTCCTATTTTAGCTGGTCGAGAAACGCCGCTTCCGCCGAGCCGCCCGATTGCCTGAAGGCTTTCACCGTCGCCCGTTCTGCTAACGGAAAGTTTGCTACAGTCGCTTTGCTGTTGTTTATTCGCGTGAAT